TTCACAGTTTCTTATTATGAATGAAAAATTAAAGAGTGATATACTCAAGAATGAAGCAGATGAATTTTGGGCAAACTGTGAATCAAAAGCAGCAGAACTTGAAGTGACTGTTGACTATTATCTGGAGGAGTTCTATATATAAAGTACATCATTATTTCTTATTAATTTAAAATCATGGATGAAAAAGATAGACGTTACAAAGTCATGACTGAAACCACTATGGGGTGGACTTTGATTGCAGATGAAGCACAAAATCTCACTAAAGAAGAGTGTGATACATTCTTAAATAATGCACTCAAAGCAGGTGCTAATCCTCAGTTCATAAAGGTAGTTGCAAATAATGATCCTAAGTATATTGATGCAGAAACAGGACGGTCTGTATGACTATAACATCTAGTAAACCTGATATGTATGTAACATTCAGAGATCACATCCGTCATGGTAATGTATGGACTGCTGAAGTTGAATTAAGTATGCAAGATACTTTAGATGAACCAGCATATCCTTTATGGGTTGTTGTTGACGTAATAGCACCAACTAGAGAATTAGCATATTATATTGTTAGTGTAATGTATCCAGACTACGAAACAATTAACATAGAACATGAACCACTCTCCGAAGACTAACTATGATCCGCAAGTAGACGATTATGTTATTTGGAAACGACCAAATGGAGACATAGAGGAGGGATGGGTATATTTTAAAGGTGATCCAGTAGATAATGAAAAACGCATCAAGGATGGATGGAAAGTATTATCCAGATATATTACTATAGAGACTAATGTTAGGGATAAACCAGATTGTGTTTACACTTCTGGTAAACCCATGAGACATAAGAAGATTCATTGTTTATTATTATGTAATGAAGAATGTTGGCATCAATTAGTATATGTTAAGCATAGAAGAACAAGAGAGATACAACATTATTCACAGTATGATGATGTTAATCAAGAGAAGGAATTAGCAAACGAATATAAGGGAACATACAAGTCACAGGAAGGGAGATTGCAAGATTATTAATAACTGAAGCGTTTAAATTGTCCCTCTAGTATAACAACAATTCAACTATTATGCGTCCTTCTCAAGTACTTAAAAGATTAAACGAACTTCGTGTATCTTATCGTGAACAAGTATTTAAGTTTACTCCTGAGCAACAAAAAGAATATAATAATCTAAAAGAAGTGCGTAGAGAAAGAGTAAAGTATTTTTATGATAATGATTTAGTATGGAAGGGTAGTGCGAAAAAGGAGGATACTAAATAATTAAAAACAATAGTAAGATGCCATACCACGTTAAGACTCCAAAATCACTAGGAACTGGTGATGTTTACTGGAAGGGTAATAATACTTGGACAGATGTTTATGCTGATCGCACACAATTTGCTAATATATCTGCTGCTAATGCAGTTAAAGCAACAACTGAAACTAGAGTGATTGGTGGTAAGACTATGACTTATCAACCTAAATGGTTTGCTGATTCAACAGTAGTAACGGAGTAATTTAATGGCATTTTATATCAAGCAACTTGGGACAATTGATGAGTTATATCTAGCAAAATATAATACTGACAATACTATGCAGATTCCAGCTATTCCAAAACCTGCGCTAGCATCAAATAACTATACTATTGTGTCATTTGATTCCGAAGCATCTGCAAATACTTTTCTTAGTAATTCTCCTCTAGTGAATGTAGAGGTGGTAGAAGAATGAGAAGTTTCAATCAATTCTTAACAATTTGTGAGGCAATCTACGACAGAGATAAAAAATCTGACGTAGATCTTGAGGTGGGTAAAATAGGTAAGGAAAGAAAGAAAACTACACCAGAGAGACGTAGGACTAAAGCAGTAGGTGGAGGGAAGACTGTACCAGCAAAAGAGTATAAACCACGAAAAGATATAGGTAAGCAACGTCAAGCATCTACTAGAGTTCAACAACCTGAGAAGGCAAGAGGTAGTGCAGCACTATCTCCAAGAGAAGCACAACGCAAGGCAGCACTAGAGAGAAGAAAAGGTAAATCTGGTGGTAGTAAGAAGGATTTAGAGAAAGCAGCATCTAAGATGTTGTCTAAGAAAACAACTAAGACAGTTGATCCTAAGTATAAACCAACTGGTAGAGCAGGGCATACTGGAACAAGTAAGAGAGAATATAGCAGACCAGAAAGACAGAAGTTAAGAAGAGCAAGTGATAGATTATTGAGTGATATTAAGAAAAAGAAAGAGAAACCAGCATCATCTTATGATCCTAAGTTGGGAGAATAATATTAATAACTGAAGCGTTTAAAGTGTTCACCTAGTGTGAGGGATATGTGGTTCTACTGCCCCGATTAAGTTTGGGGGTTCAGGTGTAAGCGATTCCCAGTAGGTAAATTTGGGCATATAGGTGAAACCTATGTTGATGCCCCACTTCCTCACTCTCTATTAACCCTGTAAGGGTCTACAACGTGGTCTTTATTGACTTTACGTTATTCACTATGCTATACTTATTATATGATTGAATTACGTGAGCATCAACTAAGAGTCGTGAATAAAATGCTTAATCATCAAAGAGGACAAGTGATTGTCCCTACTGGTGGTGGCAAAACTATGTGTATGATTAGTGATGCTATTTCACAGTTAAGTAAGAAGAATCAAACTATAGTTGTTGTTGCTCCGCGTATTTTATTAGCACAACAATTATCACAAGATTTTCTTGAATTGGTACATCCAGTTAAAGTATTGCATGTACATAGTGGTGAAACTGACCACTATTCAACAACAGATAGTAAAGGTATATTTGAGTGGGTTGTAAGTAACTGGAATGATAATAGAATTATATTCTCTACATATCATTCATTACATAGAATACAGGAGTCCAGTATTCCTGTAGATACAATATATTTTGATGAAGCACATAATAGTGTTCAACAACACTTCCACCCTGCGACTAAGTTCTTTGCAACGACTAACAATCGTAGATGTTTCTTCTTTACTGCTACACCTAAGCACACTAACTCTACTGATAAAGTAGGCATGAATGATGAGTATGTTTATGGTAAAGTATTAGAGCAAGTACCTGCACCTGAGTTAGTAAATAAGGGTCATATCTTACCACCTAAAGTTGTAGTTAAGCAACTAGAGATGATAAGAGATAGGAAGGCAAATTGTGATGATGATGCTGATAATATACTGACCACGATTGATGACCAAAATGTTAGTAAGATCCTAATCTGTGCTAGAAGAACATCACAGATCACAAATATGGTTAGTGATAGTAAACTAACAACAGAATTGTATGCTCGTGGATATAACTGGATGTATATTACTGCAAAAACTGGTGCAGTAATTAATGGGGTGAAAGTAAGTCGTGATGAGTTCTTTAAGACACTTAATACATGGGGTAATGAAGATGATAGAAAGTTTATAGTTATGCACCATAGTATTCTATCAGAAGGTATTAATGTATCAGGATTAGAGGCAGCATTATTCTTACGCAACATGGATTATATCACTATTAGTCAAACAATAGGTAGAGTAATCCGTAAAGGTGGTGTAAACAAACAGTTTGGTATTGTATGTGTCCCAGTATATGATAGAGTGGGTATATCAACTGCTAAAAGTGTTAATGCAGTTGTTGATACTATCTTTAATAAGGGGGAGGCAGCAGTAAAATGACTAGAAAAATACATGAGAGTGAATATGCTTCTAATGACTATTGGAAGTATAATTTAGATCCACCAGAGTATAAACGTGGAAGTCGTCATAATAAAATAGGCATGTGGATTATGTACATTTTCTACGGTATTGTTCTTGTGCAAGTTATACATGCCATGACAGTATTACCATTCTTTCCTATTACTTTCTCAATCTTATTAGGATTATTCTTTATAGTTTATGTGGCATGGAGAGCATCTTGAAAGATATAATATTATTTGGTGATTGTGTAGAAACACTTAAACAATTCGATGAAAAAGCTAGGTGCTGCATCACATCTCCACCTTATTATGGGTTAAGAGATTATGGAGGGGAGGATTATCAGATAGGGTTAGAAGAATCTCCAGAAGAGTATATTCAAAAATTAGTATTAGTATTCCGAGAGGTAAGAAATAATCTAACAGAAGATGGAACATTATGGTTGAATATGGGTGATAGTTATTATAACTATAGACCTGGAAAAGGGCAAGCATTAGTTAAACAAACTGTTAGTAAGAGTAAGCAAGATTTACCAGACAAATGTGCAAGACGAGGTAATAAATTAGAGGGACTAAAAGAAAAAGATTTAATAGGAATACCTTGGATGTTAGCATTTGCATTAAGAGCAGATGGATGGTATTTAAGGCAAGATATTATATGGAATAAATCTAATCCTATGCCTGAAAGTGTAAGAGATAGATGTACTAAATCCCATGAATATTTGTTCTTGTTAAGTAAGAACCAGAACTATTATTTTGATGTAGATGCAATTAAAGAACCAACAAGACGTAAACGAAGTGTATGGAATATAAACAAAAAAGCATACAAAGATGCACATTTTGCAGTATATCCACCTGAGTTAGTAATACCATGTATCAAGGCAGGGAGTGAGAAAAATGATATAATTCTTGATCCTTTTATGGGTAGTGGTACAACTGCTATGGTTGCAAAATCACTAGGTAGGCATTACATAGGGTGTGAATTGCACGAGGGTTATGGTAAACTAATAAAAAACAGAATAGGTGAATTAAGAGGAACACTTAAAGAGTTTTTATAATACTAACTGAAGCGTTTAAAGTGTACCCATAGTGTAAGAGGGGAAAGAACCTTAAATGACCTTGTATTGAACGAGGTGGTTGTATCACTCTTACACCTTTTTCTTTATATTATTGAACACTTATGGCAACACGCAGAAGAACTTCAGCATCTAAAACTGCTAAATCTGCTACCAA